ATATAATGTTCTTCTTTATTCAAGAATTGAAAATGATAATGAAAATCCCGACTTTATTACGGATAATCAGATTGCACGGGTGGGCGTAGTATGTAATCCTCAAGCGTTTGATAGTACTTCTCTTCTCTCATTAGATAAAGCTGCTGCCACAGGAGCATTGAGATTAGCAGGTGCTGGTTATAGTAGTGCGACGTTTGTTGCCGATTCTAAGTTTACTCAAACAATTGCTACTGGTAGTACTGCTATCGGCAGAGTGGTGAACTATAATCAAACAACTGGTGTTTTAAAGTATTGGCAAGACAGTTCTCTTGCTGGGTTTACAACCGCAGGAGTAGGGGTTACCCAACCTCAATATGGATTTAAATTGAATGCATTTACCGCATCTCCTTCTACTGGTGGAAGTTTAACCATTACTCCATCAACTGGATCGAATTTAGGTATTGATACTGCATTTAGTGGTGTATCAACCGTAATAAATAATAAAACATACTACTTGGGTCAAGAATTTACTGATGGTATTGGTAGTCCGGAAGTTAAAAAATATTCTGGCAATATAATATATGTTGATAATAGACCTTCTATTACTCGCTCCTCTACCCAAAAAGAAGATATCAAAGTTATCTTGCAGTTCTAAAAAATTATGTCGCAGCTAACAAATCTAAACGTATCGCCATATTTTGACGACTTTGATGCGGATAACGATTACTATCGCATATTATTTAAACCTGGATATCCGGTTCAAGCAAGAGAACTAACTGGTTTGCAATCCATGTTGCAGAACCAGATTGAGAAATTTGGTCAGCATTTTTTTAAAGAAGGAACTAAAGTAATACCTGGTAATACAAGTTATAGTAGTCAATATAAGTGTATTCAATTAAATAATAATTTTCAAGGAGTTCCTGTAGCGGCATATGCGGATCAATTAGTAGGTGCAACTATTACAGGACAAACTTCTGGTGTTACTGCTACAGTCAATAAAATTCTTTTACCAGAAGATTCTGAAAATGGAAATCTTACTCTTTATGTAAGTTATGTAGGGTCTAGTACTGCTAATAATTCAACAGAAATTTTTGCTGATGCTGAATTATTAACTTCTAGTGTTACTATTACTTCTGGACTTTTAGGAAATACTTCTATTTCTATTGGAAGTCCTTTTGCTTCAACCATATCTCAAAGTGCTGCTGCTATAGGATCGGCATTTCATGTGGAGAATGGTGTCTATTTTATCCGGGGTAATTTTGTTGCAGTAGAAGAAGAGACTCTTATTTTAGATCAATATTCTAATACTTCTTCATATAGAATTGGATTTAATATTCAAGAAGAAATAATTACTCCTGATTTAGATGAATCTTTAAATGATAATTCCCAAGGATATAATAACTATTCAGCTCCTGGTGCGGATAGATTAAAAATTACTTTAAGTCTTTTTAAGAAAGAGATAAATGATATTAATAACGAAAGTTTTGTTGAATTAGCAACAGTTGAAGATGGAACTTTAAAATCTAAAAAGAATACTACTGAATATAGTCGTTTAGCGGATGAATTAGCTCGTCGTACTTATGAAGAATCGGGTGATTATTATGTTAAACCTTTTGATGTTAGATTAGTTAATTCTTTAAATGATAATATTGGAAATCAAGGAATTTTTCAAGAAGGTCAATTTACATATGGAGGAGCTACCCCTTCTGCTGATTTAGGTCTTTATCAAGTATCTCCAGGTAAAGCATTTGTTAAGGGATATGAGATTGAAACAATTGCTCCTACATATCTGGATACTGATAAAACGAGAACAACTAAATCTTCTGAAGATCAGGCACTTCAATATAATACTGGTCCTACGTTAAGATTGAATTCTGTTTATGGTCATCCTACTATAGGAGTTGGAAATACTTATGTTATAAGTTTAAGAGATCAAAGAATTGGAATTAATACCACTGCTTTAGCGGGAAAAGAAATTGGTCAAGCAAGAGTATATGATATTGCTTTGGAATCAGGTAGTTATGCCATAAGTCGAGATACCCTTGTGAGAACTGCTGATGAGGTAACAAATCAGTGGGATCTGAGTTTATTTGATGTTCAGACTGTCACTGATTTAACTCTTAATGAAGCTCCTACTATTAATGCTGGTATTTTCACAGGAACTTGGAGTGCTGGAACTTTTATTAAAGGAAAAAATAGTGGGGCAAGTGGATTCTTAAGATACGATGTTTCTGCGGGAACGGCATTAACGGTTACACAGACTTCTGGTAATTTTATTAAGAATGAGTCTTTGATATTCAATGGACATCAGAATGGAAGGGTGGCAATAGCAGTTACTGAATATGGGATCTCTAATATTAAATCTGTATATGGAACTAATAATGGTGTTAGTGGAATTAATACTTTTACGGCCAATACGCTTCAAGATACCAGTTTTAGCGTTGGAATTGCTACTTTAAGTCCAGCAGGTAGTAGCAACATTAGTACAGTTAGAAGTCCTAATACCTTATTCCCAGGTAATGGTGAGGTTATTAGAGTAAATGATTTGATTGAATATGGAGATACTAATATAGTTAAGACAGGTGACCCTGTGATGGCACGGGTTGTTAGTGTAGGTACTAGTGAAATTACGATAGCGGGTGTGACAACTGTTACTAATGTTGTCAGTGGTAGACTACCATTTACAGCATTTACTGCAAATGATTTTAGAGTTGTAACTACCCATCTTGCGGATTCATCTGATAATACTCTGTATACCCCACTTCCTAAGGAAAATATTTCTGATGTCGATCTTACAGATGCTTCTCTTTCTATAAGAAAAGTATATTCTAGTGAAACAATTGCTGCTAATAGAATAGCAAATCAACTGTCGTCTGGGGAAAATCAGACTTTCTTGCCGTTTGATGAAGAAAGATATGCAGTGATTGCCTCTGATGGAATTACTGAACAGATAAATTCTACTAATTTTGTTTTTGGTAATGGAATGTCTACTTTAGATATTATTGGTCTTCCAACCGAAACTGATAGTGGGAATGTTCAAGTTGTTACTACATTAAAGAAATTAAAACCTACTTCTAAAACTAAAATTAGGAATAGAGTTAATTCCATTCTTGTTGATAAATCTATTGTAGTTGGATCTGGAATCGGCACTACTACCGCTCAAAATGGATTGGAGTATGGCAATTTTCCTTACGGAACTAGAGTAGAAGATGAAACTATCTCTCTTCGGACTCCTGATATTATTAAGGTTCATGGAATATATGAAACCACGGAAATTGAGGGAACACCTTCTGCACCCACAATGGACTTATCTTCCATTAATAGTGCAACGACTACTACAGGTGAATATATCGTAGGGGAACAAATAGTTGGACAAACCAGTAATGGTATTGCAATTGTTGCTGAAAAAGCAGATACCGATACTTTAGCATTCATTTATCAGAATGATAAGGAATTTAAAGAAGGAGAAACTATTATATCCCAAGAATCTAATATTCAAGCAGTAATTACTACTTTGAATAGTAGTAGTTTTGATATAACTCCTCACTATACATTTACGTCAGGACAGGAAGATACATTTTATAATTATGGAACTATTATCCGAAAGAATGACGCTGCTGCTCCTGTCAAGAAAATAAAAGTTTATTTTGAAAGTGCTTATTATAATTCTACTGATACCGGAGATATTACAACTGTAGATTCCTATAATAACTTTGATTATTCTACCCAAATACAATCTATTAATAATGTAAGAAATACTGACATGATTGATATCAGACCAAGGGTGTCTGATTATACAGTAGTGGAAGGAGGTAACTCTCCATTAACTTTTGCTGGAAGAACTTTTGATGGATCAGGAAATTCTGCTGCTAATATGCTTGCTTCTGATGAATCAATAGTACTTGATTTTAGTTATTATCTAGGAAGAATTGATAGAATTTTCTTAACGAAGGATGGTAAGTTTCAAGTTAATTATGGAACACCAGCGGAAAAACCAGAAAGACCTCTTCCAGTTGATGATGCAATAGAAATTGCTCATATAACTCTTCCTCCGTATTTGTACAATGTAGAAGATGCTCTGATTAATTTCTTTGAATATAAGAGATATCGCATGGCCGATATTCAGCGATTGGAAAACAGAATCCAAAGTTTAGAATATTATACGGCATTATCTCTCCTTGAAGTCAATACTTCTAGTTTCTTCGTTCCAGATGCTGATGGATTGAATAGATTTAAATCTGGATTCTTTGTTGATAATTTTGAACAATTTAGAAGTCAAGATGATGAGTTACCGATAAAGAATAGTATTGATAGAGAATTTAAAGAATTAAGACCCCAGCATTATACTAATTCTGTAGATTTGCAGTTTGGACCGGTAGTTAATGTTGATAATACAGAGGACTTAAACTTCAATACTATTGAAGGACTTAATATCCGTCGAAATAATAATGTTATTACTTTAGACTATTCAGATGTTGAATGGTTAAAGCAAGAATTAGCATCTAGAACAGAGTCTGTAACTCCGTTTATCGTTGCTTATTGGAATGGAGTTATCGAATTAAATCCTGAAACAGATACTTGGATTAATACTCGTAGACTGGAAGCTCGTGTTCTAATTGAAGAAGGGAATTTTGCTGAGACATTGCAAAGACTGCAGGAAACTCAAGGATTTGATCAAAATGGATTCGGACCTAACGTATGGGGATCCTGGAATACTTGGTGGACAGGACAAAGATTCAATCGTTGGACTAATGACAGAAGAAGTGTACAGCAAGGAGGTA